TGCTTGTGTTTTATCCTTACAATTAATATAGTACAGATATCCAGAATATGTCAAGCGTTTTCTGAAAATATTTTTTATTTCTTCCGTTTCTCCCTCCTGTAGTGCATTTGGCACAATCCCCCGGCGTAATGGGGTTTGTCACAGAGGGTGCAAGTCCGACCTTTTGATGTGCCACTGGGTCGCCCTGCTTTTCCCTGTTGTGCGGGATCTGTTAGCTGTTTGTGGCATTCAGGGCATTTGTAGGCTTGACGACCTCTCTTAAATCCGTCTAGCCACATCTTGGCGTTACATTCTGGACAATTCATATTATGATGGGGTTGTGTTTTATCTTTACAGCCACCGGGTTTTATTCGGTGGCTTGTTTATTGATTTCTAAGCAAGAAAGTCAGAGCACACTTCACCATTCAATCGACGGACTAACCATTTTGCTCCATTTACCTTATCTAACCCTTCGCGCCAGCAGAATTTTAGTTTGCCGTTATCTTCAATCCCGTAGGCAATCATTTCAGGATTAACACCTTTTAATTGGCTAGATGCTTTTAAATAACCGCCCCTTGCTAACGCTTCAGATTCTAAGATTTCCTCACGGTTTATTCCCAATCCCATCAATTCCCATTTGACGTAGATTTTGACGTACTCACAAGAAAACCCGGCGTGGTGTAACATAGCAGCCTGCATCCCTACTCGGATTGAGAAGTCTTCTAAGTGAGTGTCTAGTTTGTGGCTGGTATATAAAACTTTTTTAGTTGCGGTTGCGGTTGTCATTGTCTTTGTCCTTTGCTTCGTGTTTTATCCTTACAATTAATATAGTACACAATCCCCCCAACAGATGTCAAGTGTTTTCTGAAAATATTTTTTTGAGGTGTTGCGATCGCCTGCTAATACATATTTTTAGCCCGTGTCCAGTCAGCCAAAACTTGACGACTATCACCTGTTGGGTCACTGGATACAACGGTTAAATTCTCCACATTTGGGGCGGTCGGTTTGTTGATCAGTCCCTCGATTGCAGTAAGGAGCGAGTCCAGTTTGGTATTGATTTGAGAAGTTAGGTCTACCATCGGAGTGATTGGGGATAAATCAAATTTGATAGAAGACATATCTACCTGAATTATCTGATCGACGTTTATAGCCCCTTGAGATGCCAACTCACCTCCTCTTAGCGCCGTGTCCTGCAACGCCTTCCGGTTTGCTTCTTGCAGGGCGAATCGCTCATTATTCTGGTCAGATGCCAAAGCCTGTTGATCAATCCCTGCAATCTGATTGGATACCGTCAACTTATCAACAGCAATCCCTAACTGTTGTTGACTTAACTGAGTCCCCTGTTTGGTCAATTCGTAAGCCTGTTGTGCGTTTTGAATCTCCCTTGGGTCGCCATTGACATTAGCTTTTTCCAGTGCAATTTTAGCCTGTAATTCGGCTTGTCGTGCCTTGTTCAAGCTAATACTCGCCTCCATAATGGCATTCTCGGCTGTGAGTTTGTTGATCACTTTTTGCAATTGCATTTGAGCATTTTGAATCTTTTGCTGTTGCTCCAATTGCCGAGTTTTCATCTCTAAAAGTTTCTTTTCCTCTAAAGCTGATTGGTTGAACTGTTTAGTCCGCAAATCACGAATATCAGACTCGGATAAGAATGTGCTGCCAGACCCCGCGCCCGCCATTTTCCGAATTAGATCCATCAGGTAACGAGTTCCTTTGTATTCAGCAAAATTAATGGAATTGTCCGCAGCCCGTTTCTGCAAGTCTGGCAACCGCCCCAATAAATCCTCGGCACTACGAGATCGATCAAGCGCGGCTTGTCTTCTCTGTTCTTCACCTTTGAATAACGACTGCTGTAATTTGACCTGAGCCTCCATCACAGTTTTCTCTCGGTCTAAACTCTCAACTATTTGCTTGCGTTTTTCTAACCCGTAGGAATATCCCATTTCCTGTTGCTGGAAAATGAGATCAATTCGAGATGATTCATCATCAAGAGCTAAAATTTTGAGGTCTTTTAATTGCTTAACCTTCTCAATTTGTTTATTAATTAAATCAAGTTTTAACTGTTCAGCTTTTATGGTTAGATCCGCCGTTCTTTCCTCTGCTTCTCGCTCGGTTAGGGCGTTCTGTTGACGGAGTTTGGCAACTTGTTTAATCTGGGTTAATGTTTCCTTGAGTTGCTTTTTAGCTTGATCTCCTTGCATTTGAGTGAGCGCGATCGCTGCTTGTTGTTCGGCTCTTTGACTTCCAATTAAATCAATTTGCCCTAACTGTTTTTGTCTAACAATTTGCTCTTGACGAATAGCACTTAATTGGAGAATGTTTTCTTGTTTCTTGGTTGCCCGTTCAAAATCTTCAACCATCCGGCTGTACATTCTATCTCTGTCTTCGATAGTCCGTTGGTTGATTCGTTGGTGTTGCTGTAGCTCATAGTCCTTTAATTGGAGTGTAGTTGAGGTTATATCCTGTTCAATCTGCCGAGAGCGGTCTTCATATTCCCGTTGGGTTATTTCACGCTTAGCATAATGAGATTGCAGAATAGATAAACGACGCTGTAATTCCTGCTCATAGGCTGTACTGGTCTGGAATTGAACAGCAAGTGTTTCATCCTCTGTTTGGCGAGTGGTTTGAGTCTGGGCATCTTCACCGGATCTAGTCCGAGTATCTAATACGACTTCCCTTTGAATCTGGCTATTTTTCTGATTAATTTGAGTTAACATTTCCCTGAGTTTTAACTGATGATCGAGTTTGGCAATTTCCCGATCCATCATGTCTAAAATAACTTGCTGTTTCTGTTGACGGACTTGTAATTCTTGTTCTGCTACCTGTTGAACAGACTTGGCAACTTCTGACTCTAATTCCCTGCGTCTATTAGCAAAATCCTCAGCAGATATTTTACCCTGTTTATAATAGGATTGGATAGTTTCTAATTGTTTCTTGACAAACGCTTCATTCTGTCTGGCAACATTTAAGGAAATCTCACCTTTCATCAAATCAACTTGTGCAGGCGCGATGTAACCTTTTAATTGATCTCTGGCAATTTTAGTTAAATCCTTAGATTCTCCAATCTGGATTTTATTTTGAGCTTCGGCTTTGTAGTAATCAAATCGACTCAATAACGTTTGAGATTTTTCCTTCTCTAATGCCAGTGTTGCCTCGGCTTGTTCGCGCTGTAAACCAATTAAACTTGACTCTTGTTCTCTCAATAAAATCAAAGCCTCTAACGCCTTGCGTCGCTGTGTATCAGCTTCATCAACACCCTCTAACTCAATCTTTAACCTCTCTAAACTGTCACCGCCATAGTTCGCCGTGTACTGGGAAAACATGGGATCTTGTAATAATTCTTTTAATCCTTTAACTGCATTTTTAGAGATGTTTATTTTATTGTTCACTAATTCCAAAGCATTCTCAGATCGTTTTAAACTTGCAGAACTCGCGGCAAAAACATCCTTGGTAAAACCTTTAAATTCTGTTTCAGCGATCGCTCGAAGATTCTTATCTGCCAATTCAGAGGCGACACGATTGAACATTTCCATCTCAACTCTAATATTAGCCAATACCTTCATTAGCTCGGATAAAGTTGTTTGCGCTCCGGTTTGGCGTTCAATGTCCTGAAGCTTATCTTTTAGTTTCTGAAGTTCAACTAAATCCAATCTTAATTCTTCCCGTAATTTATCAGAGCTAGTTCCCTTGATTCGTTTTTGGCGGTTCTCAATTTGGGCGTTAACTTCATTCATTCCAGAAGCTAAATCCGCCCCAAAAACATCTCTAAAAGCGCGAATTTGTGTTATCTGATCTTTGATTTGTTTTTGATCTCCGGGGTTGGTTGTTAGACTGGCTTTTTGTCGAAGGCTTTCTATCTGTGTGTTATAGTCTTTTAATCGTTTAACATTTTCTTGAGTTGAACCTGAATCAATCTGATCTTTTAATCCTTTAAGCGCACCTGAAACCCTGTCCTGTTGTAACGTTTTTACCTCGCGGGAATCTTTGTTGGCTTGGTTTATTGCGTCGATTAATTTCTTATCCTGCTCTACTGTTTGACCTTTAAACGGATTTAACCAAGCGACATAAGGATTGGACTCAAGTGGATTTATTAGTCGATTAACTTTTGCTAAAACCCCTTCCTTTTTTCTCTGACTCTTAATTTCTTCTAATGCAATATCCACTTCTGTTTTCGGTCTTTCGCTTGAATTTCTAGGAGTATTTGTTTTGTTGGATTTCTCGATTTCTTTCCACAATTCCTTTACATCATCTTTGTTTTTCTGTAAATTTTTAGACAGTGTTTCTGACCATGTTTGGCTTTGAGTTTTAGAGGCAAAGGCATCCCAAACACTCGCCAAGACTTTAAAAGCCTCGATTGTTAACCAGACAACTGCTGTGACTGTAGCGAATTTAGCTACAGAAGGGACTATGAAGTTGTTGATAGCGTATCTTAAACCCCTTACAGCTTTTGTGACGGTAAAAGATACTGCGTGGATATCCCATAACCCTTTTACTAATCTAACAACAGAAGGTAAAAACCTGCCCAATGCCACAGCAGTAGCAGTCTGAATAATTTGTGAGAATGTTCCTGCGTGTTGAGTAACTCCTTTTATGACCCCGCTCAATACATTCATCCCTGTGATCAGGATTCCTTGAAACTCTTTCCCAGCAGCAACCTGTATTTCTGTGATAGCGGTTTTTAATCGGGTTAAGGAAGATTGGGCGGTATTGGAAGCTCCTGCTACACCACCTGCTGTTTCTGAAGATAATTGATTGGCAAATTTAGGAAGAAAATCCGTAGCAGCAAGTTGTCCAGTCGCAATAAGTTTAAATAGTTCTTGCTCCGTAAGGTTCATGGATCTCGCTGCAATTTGGAAGGCACCCGGAATTCTTTCGGCCAACTGCCCTCTGAGTTCCTCCATGCTCACAGTGTTGTGATGCTCGTATCCCTGAGCATCTAAATAGAGATGGTCTCCACTAATAAAAAACCCGAAAAACTCCCCAACGTTTAACCTTTCAATCGTGAATTCTTCTATATTCCAATGTTCGTTAATTAATTTATAGTTTGCTTTTTCTTTAGGACTTAGCTCAATGTAATCAAATAAATTAACAGTGTTTTTAACGCCGTTCTCGTCAAAGAGTCTCATCTTGTGACTGCGGTTAACGACAAATGAGTCTCCATGTTTGGGCTTGATATTCCATAATTCTTCTGTGCCATGTGCCAACATTAAAACTTTTCGAGGGGTTTTATCGACTCCCATCAAATAATCCCCCACTTTAATGTTTTCTACTTTTTTAGTAGAGCCATCAGCCATTCTAATTAGCGAACCTTTCCCGTGACAACCTTTCCCTGCTATTTGAGAAATTGCAAGGATAGAGCCTTCTAATTCTTCTCCCGTTAATCCAAATACCGTCCCAGCTTGCATTAGTCCAGACATTAATTGATTTGTTATCTTCCCTTCCATCGGAGTGTTTCGGGTGCTGGCTGCTAATTTTTTATAACTTTGTAGGGCTGGCTCTATAGCTGAAGATGTGCGTTCAATTTCACTTCTTAAGAATGCGATTTGTTTTGCACCTGCTTTTGTTCCTCCTGACAAAAAGTTAATGGTGTTTTCTAATACTTGAAAGCGTTTTGTAACTTCAAAAGTCCCTGAAGCAATATTTTGAAATTGGTTTTTAAAAAAATCTAATGTATTAAAACTAACAAAAGCCCTCCTAAACTTGACAAGTAAAGACAAGAATGGCTGATCTTTTTTATTACTAATATCCGAAAGACTTTTGATTTCGTCTATAAATCTTTTCAAAGGAGAAGATGATCTGGTTTCTTGACGATCTAATCCAGATTCAACGTTTTCTAGTTTTCCAACTGACTCCAACATTCTTGCGACAGCTTCTTGTGCTTTTTCTGCATCAGGGGGGAGATTTGCAGCAATTTCCACTAACGCTTCTGAGATAGAATCCAAACCCTCTGTAGCTCCATCAAGTCCTAATATCCCCTCAAACTCAAAAGGATCAGACCCTATGGCATTTATTTTTTCAATGTTTTCCTCTATAGAATTTAAAGCAATTAAAACAGATGGATCTATTGATCCTCCGTCTATTAGACTCTCTATGTTGCTTCTAATTTTTATGAGAAGATCTTTAAAATCTTCACCTTCTTCTATCGCGTCCTTGAAAAAATCAGCCTCTTTTTTGTTAATATCATTCTCTATGTCTACTAAATCAAAAGGGGGTGTTTTTGATGTACTAGGATCTGGTGTAGTGGGTGTTAGCACTGCGGGTGTTTTTTGTCCTAAAAGGTTTTTAACCTTTACCCCAAAACCTTTAATAGCTTTCCCTATGTCAAAATATAAAACTTTTGCAATCTCAGGGGCATTTCTTTCTAGGAAGGGTTGGACAGCTTTACTTACTGCAATAGCCCCAGCCCCTGCGGCAAGAGTTAAAACAACGGGAACAACTATAGGACTGGCCGCAACAGATCCAGCAGCCAAGCCACCAGTTGATGCCATTGCACCCCCTTGGGTTCCAAACACGCCAACCCCCAATGCTCCAATCCCCAACAAAGCCTGTTGTCCTGACTGAACTTGCATTTTTTCGGGAATCTGTAGTTGAGGCATTGGAATTTTTAAGTCGGGTAGCTCTATGTTTTCTGCCTTCCCTAGCTTGGCTTCTTCTTTTGTGAGGTTTTCAGCAATAGAGTCCGCTCTTTCTCCATAAGCCTTCAATGCTGATATCATCCCCTGAATATTTTGCCCTATTGATTGAGGAATGCTATACTCTTCTTTTATGTTTTCAAGTTGAGTTACAGCATCAAAAATGGCATCCAAAACATCATAGGATTTGACTTTTATATCAGTCAAAGCATTCGACAATTCTTTTTCACCTGAAATATCTTTTAACCCTTTTATTAAATTATTTATTTCTTTTTGCTTTTGACTAATCCCTTCTTGAGCTTTTTTATATATTTCCTTAAGTAATTTAAAACCACTTTTTTCTAGTAGCCGTTCTTTTGTTAGATCAGATTCTTTCTTTTTCCCAACAGAAGTTAACCCGCTCGATCCAGATGTATAATAAGCTTCCTGAATTGCGGTTTTTTTCGCCGTTTTTGCTAACTGAAAAGAAATTTCTTCCGAAGTTTTACCAGTGGGTGATTCCCCGATATTTTTAAGTGTTTCTATTAACGAGTCTTTTTTAAAAAAAGTCTTTAGATCGTGAGCAATACTTTGTATCTCTTCTATATCTAATTCATAATCTTCCCCGTTATCTTTTTCTGAGAAAGGAATATCTACTAGCTCTATAATAGGTTCTATCACAGGTTCTATAATAGGTTCTATAATAGGTTCTATCACAGGTTCTATCACAGGTTCTATAATAGGCTTTACAATAGGTTCTATAATAGGTTCACTTTGATTGACTACAGGAGGTTCTACAGACCCCTTTATAGGAGTGTCATCAACGCCCTGTTTTTTCGGTTTTTTTGATTCTATTTCCTGTTTTTTTAAAATGAGTGCATTTAATTTTTTTTGTGAGTCAACAGCAACACGCCCCTGTTCTTTTTCTACTTTTATTACTTCTTGTAAATATTTTATCCTTGCATCTATAATCGCTTCCTCTTGTTTGTTTTGTGATTCTGTAATTTGTATTGCATCAGACAAGAGGTTTAACGCTGCGTCACTTGCCTCTCTTGGATTTGCGCGAACTACACCACCTTCTTCTAATGGGGCGGACTGTATTTTCAAAACAGTAGATAAAGTACCTTGAGATTTATCTATTCTTTTTAAAAACGCACTAACAATTGCCTTGATCTTTGGGTCTTCTATTGTTTTAATAAGTTCTGACAAAGCATTTGATAATTCGGTCAGATCACTTGGGATTGAGGCTAAGTCATTAGATGCAATTTGGGCAAATTTAGACAACTTTCCTAACTGCTCTATATCTGTCGATTCAAGATCTGTGTTTTCTAATACATTTTTTATTTTAGTCAACCTATTCGATGATGATGTAAAGTTTTCCTGAAATTGTTTCACAACACCAATTAAAGCAATAAATTCGTCTGAAAGCTGGCTCAATTCTTCATCTGAAAGAGCTTCAATTTTCGTTAAAAAATCTTGACTGGATAAGTTTATTAGTTCGGCTACAGATTTTACTGGATTGCTCTGAAAATCAGGTATTCTCCCCCCTCGAAAGCCAGTCTGATTTTCTATTTGTATTTGCTGCCTTTTCTTTGTCATCTGATCTAAAACTTTTCGAGTCAATAACTCAGCACGAATATAAGCGTCCATCTCCTGTCTTTTGACTTTCTCTAATTCTTCAATAGACGGAGATTTGCCCTTCTCTCTTATTTCACTATTTTGATAACTCCTAACAGAAATTGAAACTCCTCTATTTATTTTTCGTAATTGTTCTTCACTAAGATTATCTTTTGCGTCTTCAATCGTCATCAATTCTTTTGTACTAGAAGAAGAAGCCCCTTCTTTCCCAAAATTATATTGAAAAGCATGGATAAGCTCATGGACAACAATATTCAATTTTTCTTCTGATAAACTCAGAAGTCCTTCTAGGTCTATGGAATCAAAAGCTTTTATGACTTCCTCACTAAGTCGAATAAAGTTATCATCAGGGGAATATGCCCCGCTTCTCATGTCATTTTCTGACATCGGAATAATCTTTGGAGTTTCCGATTTTAATGGGGTTTTTAACCCTGTCTGTTGAGCTATTATTTGAATCAGAGAAAATAAATTTCTTTGGGCTTTCGTTTCAAAAACTTGAGAGTTTCCGGTTTTTTCTTTCTCTGTTTTATTTCCTGAATTCCGAAGTTTTACAACGTTTGCGTAGGCGTTTTGCATTGTATCACTAGCTTGTAATAGCAATAACGCCTGATCTTTAAATCTAGCTTTTAGTTGTTCTAAATGCCTTACCTGCTCTCTTATGGCGTTCTCTACAGACTCACTTGTTTCTTTGTGTCTTTTTTTCAAAAGGCTTGCCCTTCTCGCCAATTTATCAAGAGAGTCAGACAAGGATTTGTTCTCAGCAAGACTTTTAGACAACCCTGAAGTATCGTCCGGTTTTAAATTTCCCCTTTCTTCCAGGTTTTTTAATAGCTTCTCCTCAATGCCTTTGGATTTTTCCTCTATTTCTTTCAACTCTTCTTCTATTTTATCCCCTTTAAAAGCATTGAAAAGGGACTTCGCTTTCTCGGATATCTGTTCCTCGTATTTTTGGATTTCTTTTTCTGCCTCCTGTAATATAGCAACCTCACTATTGATTTTTGTTTGCCAAGGAGAATTAGGCGACGTTTCTCTTTGTGACTGATTAAATGCCCTTGTTTTTATGGAATCTTTTTTTTCCTGTCTTGACGATCTTGCTGCGAACTGCCTCTCCCTAACTTGCTCCTCTCCAAAAAAACCCTTTCCCGCATCTCTAATGATTTCATAAAGGTTTTTTTCTATTATTAGTAAAAAATTCTCTCCGATCCCTCTTCCTATAGAAGATCCTACTAATTCAAAATCTCCAATTATCCCTGAAAATACTTCGGTTAAAGCGTCAGAAATTCCTACACCTATATTTTTTGTCAACGGGAGCAATAAACCACCCAATCCAAATCCTATCGCTGTTTTAAGAAATCCCCCAGGGGAATTTTTTCTAATAGCTTTTCCTAGTATCACCTCAAGTTTTGTTAGCGTACTCTCTCCTATTTCTGTTAGCAAAACTGAAGACGGGTAACTAGAATTAGTTCCACTACCGGAAGGGGAACGATAATTAGATCCCTTAACACTTCCCCCTGTAATATTTGTATTCCCAATGTATTTGTATAACTCTCTTACTGTTTTAATCTCTTCTTTCAGCATCTTAATTGCTTGAATAGAGTCGTCTATCCCACGCTTATTAACCTTAACAGCCAAAGGATTGCTATTAAAATATTGCTGAACTTCTTTGTGATGCTTTCGCTTCAGTTCAATGTGCTGATTGAGTCGGGTTAATTCCTTGTCGTCAACCTTGACTTTTAAAGGGGGAAGTCCTATTTTTGTAATTTGATTTTTAGCGTCAAAATTCAGGACAGCATTGACGGGAATTATTAACCCTTTGTTTTTGGCAATTAAATTATTAATATCGCGATTAAACTTGTCAAGACTTAACGACGCTTCAAATTCAACCGATCCAATAACTGTCATCTTAAATAACTCCTAATAATAATATGAATTTTGACCGTCAACAATGTCAAAGTTTAATTCTTTAGACTTGTTACCAGTATAACCAAACCAGATCATCGTCTCTAACCTGTAAGGATCTGGATTATAGCTATAAAGTACAACACTAACATCATAACGCCCTGCGGGTAGGTTTTTAATGGAGTACGTTAGGTTTTTAATGTTTGTTTCAGCACTAAAACATTCTTTTTCGGCAATAAGTTTAGTTTTATATGTCACGAGCCAAACATACTCAGCGTTTTCAGTTCGTTCCCTTAATTTGACATCTTTAGGGCAAAACCAAACATAAAGAAAAGCCCGATCTCTTTCTATGTAGGGCTTCCATGTTGTATCAGGTTCTTTTAAAGAAATACTACCAGAGACGTTGATAGGAGAAGTGTTGCAGCTTGATAGAGTAACTAAGCAAGCAATGAATAAAGCCTTTTTAATGAATTTGATTAACATATCTCGACACCTCCAAAACTAACCGATAAATTTCCGGCTGTCCGGTCGTGCCATTCCCCGCAACTCTAATACTGCTAATAATGGGAAATGGGCAGGATGCGATCGCCATGTCTTTTGCTTCTAAAATGGTATTGTTTACGTCCCATTGTCGGATCTGAACTTCCCATCGGTCAATAACCGAGACAGACCCCATGTACTGATTGTCCTGCGGTTCAGGATAAAAGATCACCCCCTCTATACCCTTAACTTCCGTCCCTGGTGATGGGGATTGCTTGGCTCGATTCCCGACAATTGTCAATGCGGGTGCTGTCAATCCCCCCGCGAAATTGTATTGACCGATTTCAATTGAATCAAATAGCCAATTTCTGAGTAGAATAGCAGTATCTTGATAAGTGCAAATCATTATTAATTTTGGTTTTATTCATTTATTCTATATTAAACTATGGCTCCCGTACCCGCTGCTGCAAGATGCTCTCGATTTTTGGATTATCAGGGCAACGCTTACCCTGGTTTTATGAATCTGTCTTGTAATTACACCAGTTTAGATCAGGGCGGTTTGGTGACTTGGGAGGGAACAGCAGAGATAGCGTGGGTTCCGAATAATCCTACAAATATTGACAATCGAAAAAATCGGGTGACTTGGTGTTTTGGGCGGGTTGTTGATTTGAGGGTTGTTAATGATTCAGGAAATTACGAGCGTCCCAAGTGCATTCCTAAAATGTACATCTATAAAGCGTTATACAATCCCCATACGGAGCGATTAAGGCTTGAATTGAGGGATATATTGGGGTTGCTTCGAGATAAGTCTATAGATGATTTCAGGAATGATTTTGAGGAAGAAAATGATATTGAGACTGAAATCCCAGAGGAAGAAAAAGAAAAAATAGAGGCGTGTGGTTTTCCTGGTGAGGAAGATTACGACGAGACAAAATTCAATGATCAACAGGATAAGAAAAAAAATAAGTTTTGGTGGGAGCAGTGGCAGAAGGAAGGAACGGAGCAAAACATTATCATTATTTCCGAGATTATGCGGCGGTTGGAAATATCAATTCAGGGAACCGTGATGGGGTCAATTAGACTCCCTTACACGGTGTCAGGTTCTTTATTGTCAGTTTGCGGTGATTTAGCTTTTAAGAGTTTAACGCCCTCTTATATTTGGTCAAATTACGCGGGTCGGGCGATCATTTCTAGGATTAATATTGACCCGCCCCGTGAAAAGTTTTACGTTTCGGGAGTTGGCGATATTGATTATAGTCCAGTTGAAAATGGCTTAAATCCCATCTCAGAATTGATTGTTTTAGGACGGGTTAAGGAACTGGACGAGAATGCGATTCAAGAGGAAACGATAGAAGATGAAGACGGAAACATAGTTCCTATGCACTGTGAAACTATCACCGAAACAGGGCCAGAGACAACAATAAATAGTGATGGTGATGCGTTGGTTAGTGTTGACGTTGTTAGAACAAAAATATGCGAATATGTTGGGAGATTTAAGAAAACAATAATAACGACAACCGAGGAAAGGTATGGATCTCTTTTCCCTGAATCAACGGACACAGATCATAGCCCTAGCGACTGGATAAATCCTAGTTATAGAAAGGTTGAAGAACAATTTTATGACGCTTGTACAGGGGCTTTATTAAAAAAAGTAGTCACCGAGTACAATGTTTGGGGAAAAGTATTTGGAGCTTACTACGGGAATCACCTTGACTATGTTATAGATCCCTCTGGTTTTGGGGCATTGCAGATATTTTCACCAGCAGGATCAATAAGTACCTATGCTGATTTAGCAAAGTTTGACACGACTTTAATAAGAGACAAAACAGAGACAACTAGAAACTATTACAAAAAACAAAAACTTTATAAAACAACAATACAAACCAAGGAGCCAAAATACAAAATATTAGTAGATTTTGTCCCACCCCGTTTAAGTAACAACATATACGATGGATACTCTATAACATCGTCATCTATAGAAACATGGAGTGAGTGGGGGAATAATCATCAAACACATTCATTGGTGGAATTTGACGCTTTAAATAGAGTCAATAGTGCAGGGGTACAGAGAGAAGAAGAAAAGCGGTTGCAACACCTAGAAGATTGGAAGCAAAGTATCCCAACTTTTTCTCAGGTAGTCTTTACAAGACTTAAACGCACACAGGGGGAGCCAAGAGAACTAGAACCCGGTCAGCCATCAAATGAAGATGTCAGAGTCAAAACTATTGATATCCCTAAGAGTCTAGTTTCATCAGAAAAAAGATTGGCGTTAACGGGAAAAAGAACCACAACAGAATCAAGTCGTGAAGGTTTAGCAAACGCACCCGCCACTGAATATCTACCCAGGGGAAAAGCCAGCGAAGGTAGCGGAGGCAACGAAGTTAACAAAAACGCCGCTGAAAAATGGATTGATAAGCCCGTTGTTTACCGCAAAAAGTGGGAAGATGCCAAAGGTTCTGAGTTTTTACCTAGTCGAGAAATTACCGATTTAGGGGAAGTGATCACGGGTGAAATTGTTGATGCTGTGGGAGAAGTTATATACTATCTAAGGCAAGGGCAAAGTTATATACATGAGTTGATTTTACCATTTACCCAAGACTGGATTTCTGGCAGTTTTAAACCCACTTTCAGGGTAGATGTAAAGGAATGTGAGGATGCTTATTGTCATTTAGCACATGGGATCAGTATGGACTTTTCCCAGAAAGAAAACTCACTTTTGATGGAGTTATTGTGGCTTGGTGAAACATCCGTTTCTACTCCCATAAGTTCACCCCAAAAAGTCCTAAGCTACAATATAACCTCGTTACCACCATCAGGAGAGGGTGTCTTATATCTTGAGGGTGTAGCAGTAACAAGCGGTCAAGAAATACCCGCAGCGAGTATCTCTAATTTAACATTTATCCCAACTACAACGTTTTCCGGTGCGACGTTTAGCTATGTGGCATCGGGGGGTATTGAGGGAACCCCGACCCCTGTTGTTTCACCATCGGCTTTGACTGTTCAATTAATCCCTAAAACGGGGGTAGCGTTAACAATCCCAACTACCAATCCAAACATACCCCCAACAGTAGCGTCAACCGTTGTTATTGACAATACTGTGATTGAGAATAAACCAATTACGCTACCTATAGATTTAGAAAGCAATTCTATTCCTATCGTGAAAGTGGTAGAGGATGATTTTACCTATAGCTATCAATTAAAAACCTTGTTAAGACGACTAAAGTCTAATACAATAGAGAGGTTAACATTGCAATCTAGCGATAGAACAAAAATCTATTTGTAAATAAAATGCCTAACTATAAAGCAAGTTTTTTTTGGTTCCCAAATGTTGCCGCAATGTCTAGTTTTTTGCTTGACAATACCGATGAAGATGGGTTGGTTTTTGCGGTTGGGGTAGATACGACCAACTGGAAAATTGCTACATGGCGAAAAAACTCTACCGCAGCAATTGACAACTCAGTAATTTATGCAGCTAACGGCCCTGGTAGGTGGGTAGTATTAGATTCTACTCCAATATTTATACCCGTTTGGAACTCGGATATTTCTTCTAGTTGGAACTCCGACCTGATGACTAATTGGAATGTTGCAGGCTAAATCACAATTTCCCTGTATATCCAATATTGATCGTGATGGTAATTTTCTTATCTTCAACAACTGGTTTAGTGTCTTCTGGTTTAAATCTTCTACCCTGTGGCTTTTGTTCTATGGCAATAGGTGGGTAGCCTCTAACCAAAGACCCCACGGCTACGCCTCCCGATTTGATAGCTTTAGCTGAAAACCGATCAGACGGATTAGCTGTTGATTGGACATTCCAACTATCAGTATCAGGATTATAATAATTAACTCTATAGGGAGCGTCCGATGTTTTTGTTGTGGGATTGCTTTCAGGAACAATGGGATTGCTTTTAGGAACAACGGGATTGCTAACTGGTGGGGTGTTAAATTGTCTTCTAATTCGAGCGCGGTCTTTAAGCCTATCAGTCCCCGATTGAGAGATCAAAGAATCTCGCACCTGTCTAAGTTTTTCGAGGTCTTCTATCCCTGTTTTCTCTTTACTGTAGGGGCGATTGTTGATTAATCCTGTCATAATATTAAATAAGTATATTCTAGTAAAACATGAGTAAATACTCCCTACAGTATAGGTCGGCAAGGCGACGGGCTTTCGGGTCTGGCAGCTTATCTCAGAAACCTGTCAGCAAAGCTACAAGTCCAACATCCAACACGGCATCAAAAGCCTATTGGGAATCAGCTTCTTTTGTGGGATTTGATCCTGAGTCTGGGCGGTATATGGTTAGAACTTTAGGAGGTGAAGTGAAAGGATCTGATAGGATACCCGGAAACGGTGCGGAGTTTGGGGGTGTTAGCATCGGGACGGGCGGGTTGTTTTCTCAAGGGTTTTGGTCAGATTAATTAATAATAAACAGGAAATTAAATGGCACTTCGCGGCTGTGATTTAGAGCAAATTATAACTTTCCCCACTTATCCATCGGAGCGTGGAAAAATGATTTTATACGTCCCTGGTTTTAATCCAGGCGTGGCGTTGGTAATTGATACGATTCCTAAAGGTGGCTACACCCGGCGCTATGTTCACGGAGCCGAACTTGAGTACAGTTATAACGGTTCTGCCGTGATTCGGGGTCAGTGTTTCACCCCTAGACTTGAATGGGAAATTGAGTGTCATTTATCACCACAAGGTAGAAGTTTATTTTGGGCGGCTGTCGAATATTCAGACACCAAAAGGAGAACCCCGCCACGGACTGGATACGAAATAACCTGTGATGATATTATGCGATCGCTAATTGAGTTAAATAGGACTAGGGCAAAAGCAGCTACTACTCAACCCTACGAGGTAATCTTTGGTCAAAGAATTGAATATTTCCCTAAATGTAATGTAATTATTCCTATCCCTGAAATCAAAGAGGAAAACTTAGGGAATGGCTATAAAATAGGCTTCAAAATGCAAGAAGTGGGGCTGACAACACCATGACTTTAGGACAAAGAAAAGCCGATGATAAAATCAAATTTAGAGAGGAGCAACAGAACAGGCTATCATCTTCTTTGAAAACTAAAGAAGTTTTTCCCAAGACACAACCCGGCCCCCAAACCGCGTTTTATGAGACTAAAGCCGATATTGCTATTTATGGCGGTGCAGCAGGGGGCGGTAAAAGCGCGGCTTGCTTGATTGATGCGATTAGATACGTCGGGAAAATTCCTAACTATAATTGTGTATTTTTCCGTCGGACATTCCCAGAAATCTTTAACCCTGGTGCATTATTTGATGAGTCTCAGAGGTGGTATCCATTATTGGGTGGTGAAGCCAATTTAGTTAAGGCGCGATGGGTATTTCCTAAGAATGAGAAAATACAATTTGCCCATCTTCAACACGAAAAAACCTTAACCCAGTGGCACGGGTCACAGATATCTCGATTGTATTTCGATGAGCTTTGTACCTTCACGGAAAAGCAGTTCTGGTATCTACTATCAAGATGTCGAACTACACTCCCAATTAAGCCACAAGTCAGGGCAACTTGTAATCCCGACTCTGAATCATGGGTAGCTGATTTATTATCTTGGTGGCTCGGAGAAGACGGATTACCAATTAAGGATCGGAGTGGGATTTTAAGATGGTTTGTTCGGGTTAATAATGAGTTGATTTGGTCTTTAGATAAAGATGAATTGAGATTAAAATATCCCAGTATTCCCCCAAAGTCTTTAACATTTATTCCTGCATCTATTTATGACAACAAAATATTATTAGATAATGACCCCGATTATATTGCTAATCTTTACGCACTACATGAGATTGACAAACAAAGATTGTTACTAGGAAACTGGAAAATTAAACCAGAAGCGGGGGTTGTATTTAATAGAGATTGGTTTGAAGTTGTTGATGATATCGACAGAGATGAGATTACACGGACGGTTAGATTTTGGGATTTGGCAGCTACCAAAACTAAATTAAGCTATTATACCGCAGGGGTAAAAATGGCAATATTAAAGGATAAAAGCCTAATAGTTTTGGATGCTATTTGGGAACAAACTACACCCGCCGAAGCTATTAACTTAATCAGAAAAACTGCCGAAAGGGATGGAAAGGCGGTAACAGTGGGATGGGAACAGGAACCAGGGAGCGCAGGGATTATGGCTATGGAACAGATTAAGACATCTTTGAAGGGTTTTAGATGCAAACCAGTTAGACCCCAAGGGGATAAGATTCAAAGGGCTTTACCCTACGCAACCGCCGCACAGAATGGGAGGGTGCTTTTGCTCAGGGGTACATGGAATGACCAATATATTAATGCTTTGCATAATTTTGATGGGAGCGGTAAACCTTTAGTTAATGACTTGACCGATTCAAGTAGCGGTGCTTTTGAGCTTTTGAACCGGATTAAGGCAACTTGGGTAGGGGTTAGTGGTAAGGATGTTTAATAGTTTTGGGGCAATTCAAATTAAGTCTAATAAACTCAATTGTTTAAATTCAGGTTTATTTAATTCTTTAATTTCTATCTCTAATTCTGAGTATTCCCTGGGTTGATTAATCCTGTCACAAGCAATATCAAAATACTCCTTTTCCTTTTCAATGCAGATATAATTACGTCCTAATTCTTTGCAGGCTAAAGCCGTTGTGCCACTACCACAAAAAGGATCTAAGACTATTCCATTCTCAGGGGTGATTAAAGTTATTAAATATTTCATCAGGTGACGACTCTTGACCGTTGGGTGAGTGTTTTTAATCTCTCCACTGTTTGACCTATCACTAGGGGATGCCTTGGCTTGGTAATAGACGCTAGGGATGGTTTCGGGGTCAAAGGGGAGTTGTTTGAAGAATCTTGCCGCCGTGCCTATGCTTTTTGAAAAATGGTTTATATTTCCTTTTTGGCGTTTCCCGTAACAAGTGCCTCTTGTTACCTTGTCGATTGACGGTTTCTCTCCACTCGTACAAATCCCACTCTGTTCCCCAACAACCGTCACCGGACAATCAGGGCTATGATTCTCGCCTTTGCAATTAGCACCGCAGGAAAGGATTAGGTTAGCAGGGTATCGTCCTATATCTTTAGGCCCTCTAGGACATGTTACATTTCCTATACCAACGCCAAGCACAGTTTTATGGAAATCGCTTGATTTTGTTGGGTTTATCCTATTATTTGGGTCATTTTCTTTTACACCAATTCTTGTAGCCTCAATATTCAAACCACCAACGCCATGTTTTAAAATATTCCTAGCAATACTTGATTCTGATATAGGCTTTTGAACTAACCACCAACCCTCAACGGCTGGTTTTAGTGCGGGCGTTTTCCATCCGTCCCATTGCTTGGCTTCGGGTGATGATGGGGCGGTTATTTGTTGGTTATAAGTCTGTAAAGAATTTCCATAATTCCATTTTTCGTTAAACGAAGGCGTTTTTCTTTTTGTTTCCACAATCTCTCTTTCTTCACCCGCTAATTTGTCCAACATTTTCCCAATATCTTGACCTTTCGGAAAACCAGAACCTTGGCAGTGGTGAATTATATCAATCAACCTAAACCCTGCTAACTCCAAAGCTATACCCGTCCAGTGAGATGTTCTAGGGAGACTCCAAACCAAGCCACAAGCTCCGGGTTTCATCACCCGTAAGCATTCTGCCATTATCTCAGATAGCCAATTAATAAAGTTAAGCATACCGCCTTTGTTATGGTCAAATTCCTTTGACATAAAGCTAATTCCTGCGGGTGGATCGCTTATTAAACTATCGAAATAATTATCAGGAATATCCTTTAAAACTTCAAAACAATCCCCATGAATAATTTGATTTAACATCTTAATTAATTAGCGTTATTTAATATTATATTTATTAAATAACCCCTAATTTCTAGGGGTTATTTCGTTAATTATTCCCCAATAATCATCTGGCGCTCGCCTTTCTGATTTGCCCACAACTCCAACTCCGTATCCAACTCAATACCTTGATCAAGTTCATTGGCAACATTCAAGAAATTAGACACTTCTGACAGTGGCAGTTCAAACCATTCACCACGAATCCGGTAGGCATCATGATATTCATGCAGTAATCTCTCTAACTGAGGGGCATCTACTGAAAAATATCTGTACAGGACTCTGATTTCAAATGGAGTAGATGTCTGTATATTTGATGCTCTTTTGTAAACTTCTTTTGAGTAGCCTATCTTGTAGCGTTGCACTCCCACCGATTCTATCAGATAGACAAACCCAGACGGATCTCGTTCAAATCCTGAAGTTTTTGGGAATATGTCAGGGTTGCATCCTGTAAAGTGTTTTATTAATCCGTCAAAAAGCGTTAACTTTACAGCAAAATAAGATTGCGCTTGTGCAATTTCAATCTTACGAGGATCGGCACTTATTACGACCAGATAGCAGGCATATCGAGAAAGCTGATAATCGTCCCCAAACCGACCTTTGCTAGTAGGCAACCCCGGTAAGTGGGTGAAATGCTCGTCTGGGTTCCCATTGGAGTTTTTGAGCGAGATTTTAGACCTTTCTATGGCATTCTCAAA